TCTTGTGCCTCAAGCATCGCATCAGAGTCGTAAGACTCTTGTGCTTCTTTGTACTTGCGGCGTGCCATCTCCATCTCTGCTTCGGCTTTTGCTTGCAACGTTTCTGCATAGGTAGCTTCGCCCGACCTGACGTACTCTTTGAGTTTGCGGTTCTCTTCTAAAATTGCGGAAGTCATCCGCTCAAGTTCTTGCTTTTCCCGCTGGGCTGCTTCTTTAGCCCGTCTTTCGTCGTGCCGTGCGTGGGTTAACTGCTTGATCCGGTTTTGCGCACCTTGAGTGTAGTTCTCGATTTCGTCGTCGGTTGGATCTTCGACTTCGTGGTCAAGAGGTTTGGCTCTGCGGTCACGCTCGGGGGTGTCATCTTCGATCTCAATCGACACATCACCTTCAGCGTCAATATCAATCTCAATGTCATCTTCGGGTTTACCCGTATTTTCTTCTTCTACTTCGTGGGGGAACTTAAAGTCATCATTTGCCATGTGTAGCTCCTTTAAACGCGCGAAATGCCGCGGGGGTCTTCGACTGTTGCTTCGACCTGATCGTCATTAATCAAGCGAAACTCTTTTCCGTGAATCATGATCCGCGTCCCGGAATATGGACGGGTAATAACAAAGTCTCCAACCTTGCACCATGGGCCGTCTGGGAACTTCTCGGCGTCATAGGCGGTGGGGCCTACTTTTACAACAAACAACACAGGGGAAGTGATTTCCTCAGTTTTTACCACTACGTCGGCTTTGATGATTCCACTAGAGTACGTGTCTCCGACTTCAACCAGTGCACACAACAAACGCCAGCCCTTTGGTTCTGGTAGGGATTGCGCCTTTTGCTCGGCTGTTTCAAACTCATGATCCACTTTTGGGACAGATACGCCCGGCGGCAGGATTAATTCAGATTCCGGTAATGCGATGGTTTCACTCATCGTTAGCTCTTTCTAAGTTTTCAGCGAGGTCAAGTAGGTGACGCTCTGCATAGGCTAGACCTCGAATCACCCCGCAAAGCTCTTTATAGGACGCATGGTCTTGGCATTGGCCGTTAGCCATGTCGTCCGTAAAGTTGTTCATATCCGAGCGAATCTTTTCCCGCATCGTTCGAATAAAGTCCATTGTTAACAAATCCATCGTTTATCCCTCTGTTGGTTTCTCTTTCTTTAGTAACGCTGCGCGTTTGTACGCCATGTCTACTCCCGTAGATACTGCGAACTCTTTCTCCTTGAGAGCCTGTGCCTTATCGGCCTGCGAAACCTTAATCTGCGCATTCATACCCGCAATCTGCTCTTTGGACATAATTTCAGCTTCTTTGATCCGTAGCTCGTCCGCTTTAGCAGCGGCATCCGTAATCATCTTCTTCTCTTTAAGCTGAACTTCTTTTTGCTTAATCTGCAGTTCCTGCATCTGGAGCTGCAATACCGGATCTTGCGCGTTTTGCTGGGCTTGTTGCTGCGCCACCATTGCTTTGGACTCGGCAAGAACCTGACCAGAGGCTTCTGCCATGAGGCGGCTGATCTCTTTTTCCATCTGTTCTGGCAACTCGTCTTCTTGGTTAGGTAGAGATACACCAAGCGCTTGCTCTATCTTCTGACGATAGGCATAGCCGACGTGCTCAGCGATGTGTGCCTGCATTGCGCCCATAATCGCCTGCGCTTGTGGGTTTTGCCCAATAAGTTGCATAACAACGGGATCCTGCATGGCCGACGTATGTACCTTGATGTGGGCTTCGTGGTCCTGATACTGGAACGCCTTAAGCGGTTTGCCCCTTAGCGCGTTCTGGTTCTCAGAAACCGGATCAATTGGCTTCTGGTCTTCTTCAAGCGGTACCAGCTTATCCGCGTGCTTAATACCCAGCACCTCCAACATCTGACGGTGTAAAACTGGCAGGTTGTAAATGTGTGGCGCCATCTGCGCCAGTTGAATAACGGCTTGGTACTGGACGACGCGTTGACTGAGGGTCGCTGCGTTCGGGTCCGATACAGGTAATACTTCAACATTGCTGTAGTCCGCTTTCTTTGCGTGTGGGGTGCCTTCTTCTGGCTCGTAGGTGTACTCATCGTCCGTATAATCTCTAATTATCCCCGCTAGTAACTGCAACTCTTGCTTCATCGAATAGTGAACGCGTGCCTGAACAGCAGACATCACCTTCAAAGTTCTCTCAAGAATAGCCAGCGTCGTGCCAACTGGGGCATTACCAGACATGTCGGCAATCTTCATATCTGACGTTGCGGCAAAACGACGGCCTTCTTCAACAATCTTATCCATCAAACCGGATAGAACCATCGAAGGCTCTTTGTACGGAAGCGGGAGAATATTGTCGCGGATCGAGCCACTACCAACGTCTACGTCACGGAACTCGCCTGGAGCGATGGGTGTGTCATCGCCTTTTATACGCAAGCCACGGGCTTTGAGACCGCCGGGCAAGTTAGAGAGGGTTCCTGCGTCGACGAGTTGCCGCATGATGCTAGTAGCAGACTTAGCGTAACCGCCGATAAGATGAAATAAACCGAAGCCATAGGCGCCATATCCCGGAATGTATTGATAGTGAACAAAGTGGTGACGTTTTATCTTAAGTGGGTCTTCTTCTTTCCAGTTACGACGAATTGCCAAAATAGTGTTGGTACCGCGCAACATCGTTACTACGTAAGGTAGTGCAATCCCGGTAGGCTCGTCGTCCTCGCCCCGGTCCTCAAAGCCCTCAATATCAAGGTCAACGTGCGCTTCGTACATCTCAAAGCGGTCGTCGTAGCTAGCCGAGAAGCCAGTCTCTTTGTCTTTGCGTTCCTGAATGTCGCTCGTAAATTTATCTGGCTCACCTAGTTCTTCGTCAATGTAAAACCCAGCGTTCATCAGTTTCAAGAGGTCGTTTTTACTCTTGCGCATCCGGTGGGTAATGCGATGGCTGGTATTAATTTCGGAGATGCCGTACGGCAGGATCACATCTTCAGCCGGAATAAACATCGACACTTGACGGCCGATGCTTGGGTCAAAGTACACCTTCTTAAACGCCGAACCAGCACTTGGCAGGTTCCACAGCATCTTCTCGTGCTCAGGGCGGTACTCAGGCATCTTCTCGGTAAGCTGGTAGTTCATGTCTTCTTGGACACGCATCGCCGCTTCTTTTTTCTCGGGCGTTTCTTTACCAACGATCTGTGTACGTACAGGGCCTCTAGCTGGGAAGGTCTCCATGATGGTGTCTGACTGGAAACGTACTACTGCTTCTGTAATCATCGGGTGAAACACCCCGCAAGCGCCATCCCATGGTTCTGTTCTTTCCTCAAACTTCAAACCCAAAAGCGTAATACCGTCTTTGTACATCTCTTCCCAGTCTTTGCGGGACGCCAAATCATTAGAAATATCTTCTGCCAAATCAGACGCAATGCTTTGCAACAGGCTAGACGAGAGCACTTCCGCCAAGTTCTCATTAAAGTCGCCAGCAATGCCGTCGCCTTTCTCAAACTCTAGAATTTCTTCGCCTTCAACACTAATCCGTAGCGCTTCTGGGTCGTCAATTTCCACCTCAATGTCGGGCTCTTGATTGGCTAAGTCGGCTAGACCTGCGGGTGCTTGGTACAGCGATTTTTCAATACTCATGATTTTTTCCTTAAAGCCATGTTTGTTTTTGGGTTGTAGCCGAAAGCGCTTACTGGTTTGCCAGTACGTTTTGAAGCGCGATCTTTTGCCCGCTCTTCTGCCGTCATGCTGTTTCTTTCTTCACCTTTTTTGGTGTAACTACCTTTGCTATCTATCATACCGCGAGCCATCAACACTGCGCGAGCGGTTGCTTCTGGGTCTTTAGGCGGACTTTTCTGTGTGCGCATCTGTTCTGCCAAACGTTCTAACAAAACCCCTTTGCCCATGTATTTTTGAGTAGCCATTTGTTTCCCTAGTAGTACGCCGCACGTCTGCGGTATTTGTAAGTTAACTCGTCTTTCTCATCCGTCTCAAGACTGATAAAGCCCCCCTGCCGATAGCGCAGCAGTGCCTGAGTCGTAGTATCCACGAAGTCATCGTGTTCGCCAACTGGAAAGGACGCTATTTCTTCAATCACTTCGCGTGCCCAGCGGGTATCTGGCGCCCACACTTTGCCTGAACTGAATAAGTCAGCCACCGCATTTAGTCGCACCATCTTGTCATTCCCCCGACTTGGACTAAATTCCTGCACCGGAATTCCTATAAGCCTTAACTCCTGTATCAACGGCGCTCCCGCCGCCTTTTTCTCCACAATGAACGCGTCAGGCGTCCATTCTTTGTAGTGTTTTAGCGCAATTTCCTTGAGTTCCGGGAATGTCATGCGGTCTTTGAAAGCATCGAGCAGTATCACGTTGGGGCTGCCGCGGTCTTCATTATTGTAAAAAACCCCCCACGTTGTGCACGCAGAGTAGTCCGAGTTGTTCTTAGTTTCAAACGCCGTGTCCCATGACTGAATGATGTACTCGCATGAGGGTGGGTCATCTGCTTCCCATATTTTCCAGTCTTTTCTTGACACCAGTGCGCTCATGTCGCTGGTCGGGTTCTGCATGTACTGGGCGTTCCAGTACCGTGGGTCGATGGACTGTCTTGTGTTATTTAACGCTTCTAGGCTCCACTGGGCAGGCCACAGGCTTTTCTCGTGATCCGTTCCGGCGTCCAAAATGGCTGGCAGTTCCACAATTTCCCAAGGGACGGTATCTGGGTTCTTGATCTGGTAGTCAATCAGGCGCCCGGTCAAGTCCAGCAAACTCCACCTCGTCATGATAACTATGATCGCCCCGCCCGGCATCAAGCGCTGTAAGGGACCCGTTTGGAACCAAGACCACGCATTATCAAAGCCCAGACGGCTGTTGGCCTTCATGTCCTGCTCGGAGTGGGGGTCGTCAATTACGAAAAGATCTGCACCGCGACCAGCCAAAGCCCCGCCAACACCAGCTGCGTAATACTGACCACCAGCACCAGTACTCCATTTCCCAGCCGCTTTCTGGTCGTCGGCAACGACGGTGTTTGGGAACACTTCTCGGTATTCTTCTGACTCAATTAAGTTCCTTACACGCCTGCCAAAGTCTTCGGAAAGAGACGCCGTGTGCGTTCCCATAATAATTTTCTTTTCAGGAAAATTGCCTAAAAAATAGGCAGGGAACAAGTAAGATGAGAACTCCGACTTACCCATACGTGGCGCTATGTTGATTATGACGCGCTTTTTCTTGCCGTCAATCACATCTTGGAATATCTTAGCCAGCTTCTTGTGGTGTGGCCCGACCTTAAACCCGGGGTATACCCGTTTGGCAAACTCAATCGGGTTCGTTTGGGCTGTTTTTAGCCCATGCCGGTGTTCTTTTTTCTCTAAATCCGCCAAAAACGCCTGTTTCTCGAGCGTATTCATGTCTTTGAGCGCCATTTGCGCTGCCATGGCCTCTTGTGGGGTGAAAAAATCTAAATTCATTCGCTTTTCTCAGGCAGTTCGTCTACATCTACGATGTCTACTACCCCCATGTACTTGCCGAGCTTCTCTTTAATCCGCGCATCCAGCTCTTCGTCCGTCACATCTTCGTTTTTTATTTGGACTCTGTCGGTGAAGAGGGCTACTTCCGTCACTTTTCCTAGCAATTCCAAGGCTTTAAGGCGGATCCGGGCGTCGGGGTGGTCGGTTTCCTTTACTATCTTTGCCACACTCATTGACCTTAAACTTTCCGCCTGCTCAACAAACTTCCACTGGTAGGCCGTCACCATACCAACGGCACTTTTTATTTCTTCTGGGAGGTCTAGCTGCAATAAGCGTTCTTTTGCCCTAGGGTCTTGCGTTGTCAACGCGTTGAATGCGTCGGTTATTTTCTCTTGCTGGGCTTCGGACAGAATCTCGTCGTCTTCGTCTTCAAAGTCTTTTAACCACTGGCTGGTTTTGTGCTGGGCGCTGAGTGTTTGCGCTGAAGTAAGGGTTTCTACAGGGGTAAAAGGGGCACTGTCTGACAGAATGTCAGGAACAAAGTCTGCTGCGGATGCGGAAACTAAATGCTCTAAAAACAAAATTTCCCCTTTGGTTGCGTGTGGTGCTCACGAGTACACGTAGTGTACTCGGTTTTTTAATTTTTGTGTATACTTTCCTTACCGTGGTTTTTACTCCTTCGTTTGGGCCACGGTTCCTTGTCGTGGATTTAGTACATCCCCGCTTAACCCCCACCTTATACGTGGGGGTTTTTTTATGCGTATACTAGGCGTGTCCTTCACGTGGACTCGGGGGTGGTAGCTTTTTAGCTTCGCATACTTTGGTGCTACTACCCCCACCTACCATCTGTCAAATCTTTGACACACCCCCCTTATTTTTTTTTATAAAATTTTTGTCGTCTTGTTTTTTGGACAAGTTTTGACATTTTTTAATTTTGTGGCTAACGAACAGTGTTGCCGTAGCCAAGCCACCGCACACGCAAAACAGGTTGGTGGGTATCGGGTGGGGTCAAAGACTAGCCAATCGTAGTTCTCCACAACACGTTGTGGTATAATGATTGTATCGATTGGGTAGCCGATCGGTCTGACAGCCCCACAGCATTGGGGCTTTTTCTTTTGGAGTTACATATGAACGCATCACACCAAGCCGTTGTGCAGAACTTCTGCACCAAGTTGCAAGCCCACCTCGATTCGGGTGACGAGTTACGCAAGGCAATGAGCAAGGTCAAGCCTATCTTTGATAGTGCCAAGGCTGAGCAACAGATTGCCATGCGAGATCCTGTTGTGGTACTCATTGGCAAGTACAAGAAGGTCAAGCCTATCCGATTGGAGAAGGGTGCTTACAAGGGCTACCTAGGCTTTGATGCCCATGGTTCAGCCGAGGAGAATCAGGCTCGCACCATGTTGCAGTATTACTTCCCGAACAAGGTCAAGAAGGTTTCAGCAACGAGTAGCACAACACGCAAGAAGGTTGATAAGGTTGAGCAAGCCCTCGAGTTGGTTGAGTCATTGACCAAGGCTGAGCAAGATCGGTTCTTCAATCGTGTTACACGCAAGAAGTAATTGTGCAGAAGTCCTGCACAACGTATTGGACAGAACTTGTGGAGATTGCCGAGGAAGCGAGGCTTCTCTGCTGTTCTGTTTGTTGTCAAATCTAACCAATGAAGGAGTATCACCATGAAGAAAGTATCCAAACCCCGTCTTTCCAAACCTGTTGTAGTAGAACCAAGCCCCACCGCACTCGTTCCGCTGACAGACGAAGAAATGGCGTACATCGTCTTTGCCCTGCACGATGATGACTCAAACCCTGATGTAATCACGCCACTCATGGCTAAACTCGCTTGCTACCTAGCAGGCGCTATCTTCAACAAATAAGGAGATCTAATCATGCTAACCAAACAACAATGCGCCTTACTCAAGGCTCAGGCTAAGCAACACGTTGTGCAGAAACCCTGCACAAAACCCAAAGAAGTAGAGGTAGAAGTAACCATGCAGTCAGCGTTTAAGCACTTCAGTCTTACCATTTATAAACAACACAAGGAGTAACACCATGAAAATCAAGAACCTCGCAACAGGCTATGTCGTAGTCTACAAAGAAGACGGACTCATCTGCTCATTCCAACGGGACGCCAAAGGCGCAATGAAAATCCACGACCATGAGAAGACGGCGCAGAAGGCACGCAAGAAACTCGGCGCATTTACGGCAGGGGACTTCTATGCCAATGGTTGGATGGTCACTACAACAGTCGCTTTGGCTCGTTGTAAGTGGGGTGATGTGTGAGCAAACATAGACTCTCTGCAACGTGTTGTGGAGAGTCACTTAAAAACCCCATTTTGCCAATAGTCTACCTTTTAATACCTAGTGGACACCAAGTGGACACCCGCAAACCCAAGCGCAGTATGGCACGGGCAGAAAGGTGTCCTATATATATACATATAAAGACAAAGACATTTATATATATAGGTGTTTTATTTTGTCTGTACCTTGGAGTTTTACTTTATTTGTTTACTTTAATAATTCTCTATTTTTGGTATATATATGGGCTACTCTCTGTTTCAAGGCGTGTACTATATGCCTCTGCGGGTGTCCACTTGTCGGGCAGGTATACTATAAATGGTGGACATTTTGGCAAAAACCTGCCCGTTTTGTGCAGGACTTCTGCACAACCGAAGGAGATCTACGATCATCATGAAGACTAAGACCTGTACCAAGTGCAACGAAACCAAACCCAGCGCCGAGTTCAAACGCAGACTAAACCTCGCACAAACGAGAGCGCTACTCAAGCAACCCAACGCCACAACCCGCTTCACAACCATCTCAAAGCATTGCAAAACCTGCCGAGAAAAGAAGCGTAGTCGCACACCGCTGACCGCCAAAGAAATCAGAACACGCATGACCAACGGCGATATGCCCCAACTGATGGGTGAGATGAAACTAGCCAAACTACGGGAGGGGATACCCAAAACCCGAAGCCGAGTGATGAAAGAAACATGGCAGAAACGCAAAGCCGAGCCACACAAGAAACTCAAGCGCCATCTGCAAGACCAACTGAACCGCTTTGGCAACAGGCATTTCGCAAGCAAGAACCTACAAGACGCCACCAAAGAACAGAATAGATGGAATTACATGGAAGCGAAACGAATAATGAAAGACCTGCTTGAGCAGGCGAAGAATGGGGTCGAAATACCCCACGATGTACAGATAGCATCACTAATCAAACCACAACCGCAGTAACTAAACGAAAGGAAACACAATGAAGATATTTGATGACACAAGTTTTGGCTGGGCCCTTGTGGCAGTAGCCCTGTTTTTAGTCGCAACGCAGGTGTTGCGACTTGTTATGAATCTTTTATGGGGTTGAGTTGTCCCCAACGAGTAGCACAAACCACTAGACAAGGAGAAACAAAATGAGCAACGCACATCAAAAAGCAATAGACGACTTCAAACAAGAGTTGGAGTTAAGCACAGACATGACTGCCATAGTGCACCTACTAACTTCACCGCATTGGGGCAACAAAGAACACGCCGACCTGTTGGGTAGTGCCTTGGTGGGCTACGAGGGTAGGTACGGGCGTGACCTGTTGCGTGACCTAGAGAACGACATACAACAACTGCTAGACATCTATGCAGAAAAAATCGTAGAGGGGGAGTACGACGATGGGGTATAGATCAGAAGTGGCGTATGTCATACGCTTCAAAGATAAGGCTATGCGGGAGTTATTCGTATCAATGCAACGGGCCAAAGCAGACAAGCATATCAATGAAGCGTTGAATGAGTTAGTAGAAGTTGAGGACTGCTTGCTTGGCTATCACGCAGATCATGTCAAGTGGTACGACGGGTATGAAGGGGTCAAGGCACACGAAACGCTGATGCACGACAGCATAGATATGTTCAACCAAGACGAGGACATTGTCGGCTGGCGCTTTGTCAGGCTAGGCGAGGAGTCCGATGACAACGTCCAAGAGGAGGACGGCAACAGCGATGAGTTGTACGAGTACGTCGACTGGCACAAGAGTATGAGCCTGTCGTTTGAGCGCAACACATGGGAACAAAACCAAACCGAAGGAGAAACAGCATGAGTGAGAAAGAAGTGATAACGATAGACAGGGACACCATCACCGAACGCCTATTGGAATCGTGGCGGGCGCATTACGAGTGCATGGCAGACGCTGAATTAGTAGCGGAGTTCAAGGAGTACCTTAGCCCGACTGAGCCACACAACATCACAATTAACTTAATCAACGAAGGAGAAGAAGCATGACCACATTCACAATGCAGGACTTAACAATCAACAACTTACCAACCACACCCGAGGAGGACGAAGCGATGCAAGCACTATCTGAGAAACAACACGCCCCCGTACCACAACCTAGTGCAGAAGTTCTGCACAACCCCAGCCAAGTAAGTCCCGAGGCCCTGATCGAGCACATGGTTGCGCAGTTCAGTACCAACCTCAGACTTCTGCTTACTACGATCATCACCCAACCTAAAGCCCAACCCGAGGAGGCGCAGGGAAGCCTGCAAGAGTGCGTTGAAACCACGCTAGAGCAAGCCCGTTGGTTCAAAGAGATGGTAGAGCAACACGTTGCAGAGTGTGTGGAATCAGAGGTCGAGGACTACTTTCAGCATGGGTTTGACCCGACAAACTACTTTGACTTTGCGGACGCCGTGTCCAGCGAAGTGCATGACACGATTGACGATGCGGTGCGTGACCACATAGACGAAGCGGTGGCAGACAAGGTAGAGGAAGCCGTTGCAGAGAGAATGCAGTCCATTCGTGTTGTGTTTGATTAAGGGGGGTGTATGCCAAAGACGATTGAAGTAGAAGTATTCAAGTACGCCGAACTATCTGACAGCGCCAAGGAGAAGGCACGCAACTGGTACATCGAGGGCATGGATTACGAGTGGTGGGAAGGCGTGCATGAGATGGCTATTGAAGATGGCAAAGAGAAAGGCTTTTACATCGACAAGATTAACTTCTCAGGCTTTTACTCACAAGGTGATGGCGCTAGTTGGTCGGGGTTCGTTGATGTACGGCAATGGCTTGAGGAGAACTGTGCTGACTCGATCGGGGTATCAGCATGGTGCGCCTTGATTCAAGAAGACGTCGTTACCAAGAACATACAGGTAACGCAGTCAGGGCGGTACAGCCATGAGGAAACCATGGGGTTCGCCAATGTGGAAGACCACACCGATGAGTTCACCGACGACTGGCAGATGGAGTTGAAGTCGATCTTCAAGGGCATGGAAGTGCAACACCTGTTCGACATCATCGTCACCGACGACACCTGCCCATACAAGAGCGTGGACGACATCACCACCGCAATCGCCATATCAGCCAAGGACTACGCCAAAGATATTTACCACCGACTAAGAGAGGAGTACGAGTACCTATGTAGCGACGAGATGATGATTGACCACTTTGAAGCAAACGATTACCACTTTACAGACGAAGGAGAAAGAGTATGAAACCGAAACTAGAAAGTCTTGCCGACAAGGTGGCAAAGCTGACCCAAGAGATCGAGCAACTCAAGCGGGAGATGAAAGATACCAAGCACCCTGAAAAGAACCTGTACAAACGTAGGATTGCCGAACTAGGCATAAAGCACGTGGACATAGCGCTGGCATTGAACATTGACCCCGCCGCTGTTAGTCACTTAGTTAGTAGGAAGCGGCAACTCAGGGCGCTGGAAGTGATACCACTAGCGAGGGTATTGCAGGTCGAACCGCTAGAGATACTGCAGTTTTTGGTAGACGACATGAACGAGCGTGCATCACAAGGGGGTGTGAGATGGGGGTAAATATGGCAAACGACAGGGCATTGCGGGAGTTAATTCGGTGGGGGTTGGCGCAGAGGGGTGACTACAATCGCTTCATTGCAGAGGGTGGCGACTGGCGAGATCATATTTATACCTATGCCCTTCACTTGGCTAAATCAATGGAGGTGTGAGATGGGGATAACTAAGTACGTGGATGCCGACGAGATGGAAACCATAACAGTAGATGCGTTGGAACAAGCACTCAACGCCTTAGAAATAGTGAATGAGGTTTACGTAGAAGGCGAATTAGATTTTGTAAACGAAGCCATAGCAAGAGTAAAAGAAGCACTAAATTTATCCATAACAGAGGAGAACTAGCATGATTAACTACCAATACACACAAGACTTATTCAACAAGACCAAGAAGCCACCACGCAGTAAGAAGTATGCCGATCACCAGCGCCCCCTGCGCAGGGTGTCTGAGTCACACCTGATGTTGCAGAAAGACGCACACAGTTATGTCTACAAGATCAACGGCGTAGATGTCGCTAGGGTATTCGAGCCCAATGAAGCAGGCGAGTACGAGGTAGCAGTACGTGGGCTATACAACACCAACGACATCAACCTGATGTGGCGCTTTACTGGACTGTTCAATGGCATGACACTCACCACCACGCTAGGCGACCCAGTCAAGATACCCCTCAACCCACGATACAACGACCAAGACAAGGAGTTCTCTGCT